GGATACGCTAATACACCTGATGGGAGGATTAAGTTCACTGTCAAAGGAAAGAGAATGAGTGGAGATATGAACACCAGTTTAGGCAATGTGTTGCTTATGTGCTCATTGTTCCACTCTTATCTTGATGGTTTGTCGATTAAGTCTTTTCTTGCTAATGATGGGGATGATTGTGTCCTCATCATAGAGAGGAGGGATGTTAAGTGTGTGCAGACGACAATTAAATCATTTTTTGAATCATTTGGGTTGAGACTTACCGTGGGGGCGGTAGTGGATACCTTTGAGCAGATTAAGTTCTGTCAAGCCCAACCCGTCTGTGTTGACGGAGTTTGGTTAATGGTTCGAGATCCTAAGATGGCTCTGGCAAAAGATTGTGTGTGTTTAAAGCCATTAGATAATGAAAAGATCTTTAAGAAATGGGTAGCAAGTGTTGGTGTTGGCGGACTAGCTTTGGCTGGTCGTGTTCCAATTTGGCAAGAATTTTACCAGAATTTGGTGTTAGCCAGTGGCGGTGTTAAACCTTTGGCAGGAGATCCGATCCAGGAAACTGGATTTCAATTTCTTGCCAAGGGAATGAGGCAATCATATGGCAAAATAACACCTAGCACCAGACTTAGTTTCTACAATGCTTTTGGATATGAACCTGAAGTTCAGCGTAGAATTGAGGAGAGTTTTCTTAGTGAGACCATTTCATTTATTAAGCAGGATAATTACGGAAGGGTTGCTAGTTTGTTCTAGTGCCAATGGGGTAGCAGCAGATTGGGAACCTGCAATGAGCCGACCATTCCCCTTTGCGAGGCTAATGAGATAAAATAAAAGGACAAGGGAGCTTCGGCTTGTGAGGACCTTAATTTGAGTGTCAAATGGTTACCTCACCTCATTAGAGACGTTTGTGAGACACAATAACTCAATACGCCCTTAGGGCCCCTATGGAGAGGGTAGATCCATTGGGTTCAACTTGTTAAAATGACCAAAACGTTGTCTGCGGATGTAAATATTTACGTGCTAACCAAAATGCCGAGAGACTGCACGGATCAACCCTTGATGGGCGAGTTGGATGAACAGTCCGTTAGTC